CCAATCGATGGGTTCTTCTTTTGCATCCATTCGCATAATTTGTTCTTCATCTACGAGTGGATTCATTTGTTCACGATCTCGTTTAAACATACCTGTCGATACGATAAGAAGCATGATTGCAAGTGGATCAAATACAAAAATGATAAGAATGATAACACCACGTACAGCTTCATCAAAATATGTTCGAGCTTCATCTCCGTAGACTAACTCAGCAATGTATTTTAAAGGACCAACCTCGACTTCGAGAGCCAGTTGCTCTTGCTTGAGCGGCGTGAGACTTTCTTGGAGTCCATCAATGCGAACGTACGCATCATCAATCGTTTGGTTGAGAAGACTCCTCTCTTCCGATTGACTTTGGCGAACTGCAATCGAACCTGAAGGACCACGAATCCTGTCGTATTCGATGAGGGTGGCGACTTGCGAATCCAATTGCGAGAGTACCGTTTCTGCATCAGTAATGATTGATTGCTGCCTTCCAATCTGTCGCTCCAAGTTAGTGATTTGTAATTCATTATTACCTCCAACCTTCACGGATTGCTCAATGTGAGCTTTTGACAAATAACCAAAAATACCCATGCTCGTAATGAACATGAGTACGAAAATAGTAAAGCTAAAATAAGTACGGACGAGATAATTGACACGATCCCATTCGTAATGTAACCAGGCAGCAGATACGAGTTTACCAACCTCTAGAATACCAGCCATGATTACAACCGACAGGAATGCGCCGGAGAAAATTGTTGCAAGGCCTACAATAGAGAAATAAGCTGCAACCGTTGCGATAGAAATCGCTGTTAAGAGTGTTAAGTATTTCAAGACAAGTTCCTCTTGACTTAACGCCTCATTGCGGCATGATCTTTTGCTTCTTGTTCGTCAATGATAGGAACGGCATTCGACTTATGAAGAGTCGAAATGCCTTTCACTAGAGTGCCTGTGTATTTTTGCGGCTCTCTTCGGGGCGTTGGGTTTGTTGTTGATTGAGACGCATTGCTTCTCGACGTCGTGCAGTCTGCCGAAGGGTAGTTTGGTGTATTGCGCGTATACGCCTTGTTCGCTGTCTCATAAGTTTTAAATTCCTTCTTAAGTTTGACTTTCCCGTAGGCATAGTCTATATATTCGTCGAGAGTTTTATACTGGCAGTCATGTAGATGATTCTGACGGCAGGCCTTATTGTAAGAACGCCATTCAGATTCAAGTTGAGCCATTTTGGTCTTTGTGAATTTAGGTTTGGGCTTTTTCGTATTAAGTGACGAATAACCCTTCAGTAAGTGCATTGTCATAACAAATTACCTAAGTGGTGGAGAGGGGTGGATTCGAACCACCGAAGCTTTCGCGTCAGATTTACAGTCTGATGGGTTTAACCACTCCCCAACCTCTCCAAAAAGAACCCCAGCGCAGTGATGCCCCCTCATCCGTCGATGGGCAGGTCAACAGTGATAGGGTTCTAAACTAGAGAAATCCTCTTTTCTAAGATTTCAATTTCTTTATCTTTTCGCTTCTGCCACGCTTCTTGAGTGCGACCATTTTTCTCAAAGAACTTAGACTCTTTGAGACGAGCCAATGCACCTTCACGGCGCGTTCGAATTGCAAATTTACCTCTCATAATTGCTCCTTATTGAGGTGAGTGACACGGGATCCATATTCCATTTTGGGGGGTTACAGGCAGGTTCACCTCCGTGTCACTCGTCCCCCTATTCAAAAAAGAATTATAATACAAATGAATGAAAATGTCAAGAAAAATATTCGTTATTTTTCTTAAGGTTCCATCTTTCAAGGATGGGGCCATTTTCGTCCTCGTCCGTGATAATGTAGGCCACGGTCTTTTTGACATTGGCATAACGGTATCCTCGCATGCCGCAAACACCCTCACCACCTACCCAAACAAGATGAGGATAATATTCACGGTTTCCGTCAAACTCCTCACAATTGTTTTCAGAATACTCGAAGTAGTTTCCAGTATCCTTTTCTACAAAGCACCCGATAGGATCCTTAGTGTAGGTGTGGTATGCCATATTATTTCATCTCCTTAAGACGAGCCATGATGACGTCGACGTTACAAGCGTCGCAACATTCACCTTCTTCAGCTAGGGGGTAAGGGTTGTTACCCCACCCTTCGATCTCTTTGTCACACAAAACACACAACTCAGAATTTTCCATAAAAGTGCCTCCATCTCAATTACAAGGTAATTATCTCATGGCTAACGCTATGTGTCAACACTTTTCTTAGAATATTTTGGAATAATATCAAATAATTTCGGGTTGGTATGGTAATAAGAAGTCTCTAATCGTTTCGTCTTCAAAGATTAGGTCTGGTAGTTGGTCGTGCGGATATGATTTAAGGAAATGGTTGGGCTCACCACTAGGAGCAGGTTTACCAACGGCAGGCTCTGAATTCTCTAGCCAATCTTGGTATGACTTATCTCCGTAAGTCCTGCCGTTCCACTCACCGTGGGCATGACAAAAAGATCTTGCCTTCAATCTCCTGGTTTTTCCATCACCCATCCAAGAAAAGTGCCATCCCATATCGGGTATAGGCTTTCCGTGTGAATGGGGTGCCTGGGATACCATCCCAGAATGTCCTGCTCGAATTTTAGTAAAACCAAATGTGGCTACTTTTCTTTTCGTTGCAAGGTAAGCCGAAGATGCCCATGGGTACCAATCTCCCTTTTCACCTCGGCTAACATCCCATACTCTTAGATCTGCCCGTCCCTGTAAATATACTAGAGGTACCTTTATAAGAACATTGGGTGCACTAGAATCTAAGCGTTTTGTAGTCTCTGCTACCCACCTTATGTGTATCGGGTTTATTATTTCATCAGCATCGCTGTTAATGAACACAGTATCGTCATCAAACATATACAATGCCTGCATGAGAGCGTCTCTGTGTGTTCTTTCACGGATTACAGCTAAAAGAGTTTTTTCATCTTCTGCGTTTCCACCAGAATTGTGGAAATCCATCGGTACTGGCTTAAGCCATTTGGAATCATTAATGTGCAATGGTATGTAAATGATCTTATCCATAGGTAGATCAAATTCTTCAGCACACTCTAGGAATTGAAATGGTACAGGTTGACCGCTATGGGTCTTATTTGCCTCTACGATAACAAATTTATCGACGATATCTTTATACAGATTAATTCTTAGTTTTAAGAGTTCTTTATTGTAAGGAGCAAAGAACGGAAAGGTATCCACGATCTGCATGTTATGTTTTTAATTCCTTTCTTTATCGATAGGATTATCATAGTAATCTGTAAGGCCTTTGCGCTGTCGTTGTTTCTTTTCTTCTATCATCAAACAAGATTCATAGCAAACACGTAGACCTATTGCAAAAACAACCACTGTTATAATTAATTCTAATACTATCATAATAAAAAATCCCCGTGATAAAACATATTATATTCTATCACAGGGTGAGAGGCTTGTCAACTATTTTTTTCTCTTTTCCATTAGTAACATAGCCTTGTCGTAATCTGCCTGATCAACAATACCCTCCCGAAGGAGCTTATCACGATTGACCAAATGTTTGGCTTGAATTTCTTCTTTACTTCCCCCAAAGTAAGCAACACAGTGACCTTCTTCAATCATCACATCTGTTACAGGCCTCCAAGCATCATTTTTGGCATCATACACATCAAAGTCACCAAGGATTCGACCGAATTTACCTTTCATGTCTTCCCCATCTTTGGCAACTTGAGTTTTCAATACACAAGTCTTGCCGAGCAAAGCCTTAAGTCTATTCTTGGCTGCAATACCAAATAATTTTTCGACCTTATCACTTGTCCGTGATTCGGGCGTGTCGATACCCATGATTCGAACCCTTTCGTCAGATAAGACGATACCGAATCCCAATTCAATGTCTACATCAACTGTATCACCATCAACAACACGATTAATCTTTGCTCTGTACTCGTACATTATTTTCCTTGTCCCCTGTATTTCTTTTTAGTTGAATTTTTTTTATTACAACGAGATCGCGGAGAATTACCAATCGAGGTCTTTTTCTTGACTCGACTTTGCTCAATCATTTTACTGATAATAGATTTCCCTGCCATATTATTTATTCCTCTGGAAAGCCTTCTTGTACAAATACCCCAATCGTACCGATTTGACCATCAGTAAGATTCATGGCTTGTGGCCACATCATTTGAGATTGGGGGCCTACTATCTCACCGTTCTTATAGAGTGTGAGCTTGTTGATTATTTCATCAGCAGATTTATCGTAGAGTGTCGGACCAATTCCACCCTGTCCACGATCACCGTGACATGCAGAACATGCAACCCATGGTTGCCGAATATCATAGAATCTATCTGCGCTAGCCGGAAACGCAAAGAGAACGGATGCTAAAACAATTAAATATTTCATAGGGGATAACCTCATTTTGTGTCATAATAAATGCATGTATATGTATGACGACCTTCGGTCTCACTACATACCATGCAGCGCTTCTTTGGATCTTTGTAATCAAACTGTTTATGGTGTTTTTCTTCCCATACAGTTCGATCAGTTAATTTCTTTTCATCTTTAGTCACTTAAATACTGCACGATCTTTTTGGCCAAATGTGCAAACCAAATCTCATCGTGCCCTCTAGTTGTCTCTGCGGCAGTGCCGATTCTTATACCAGATGTTTCCATGAATGGTCGTGGATCATTTGGTACACCGTTCTTATTTACAGTAATTCCTCTGCTCTCGAGCTTATCTGCTGCCTCTCTACCAGAATATTTACTCTTACTCAAATCAAGCAATAGTATATGACTATCGGTGCCATCAGTTAAAAGGTTAAATCCCCCATCTCTGAATACACCAGCCATTGCCTGGGCATTCTTAATAACTTGGGCTCCGTATTTTTCGAAGTCAAGGGTGGACGCCTCTACAAATGCTTGTGCTTTTGCAGCAATGATATTCATCAAAGGACCACCTTGTGTGCCAGGGAATACAGCACTATTGATTTTCTTTGTATAATTCGAATCATTCCACAGGATGATTCCACCACGAGGTCCCCGCAGCGTTTTGTGTGTTGTCGAGGTCACAACATCAGCCCATTCAATTGGATTGTCGTAAACACCCGCTGCAATCAGACCAGAATAATGTGCCATATCTACCATCAATAGAGCACCTACTTGATCAGCAATGAATCTAAATGTCTCCCAATCAATCTGACGAGGATAAGCAGAAGCACCGGCAATAATTAATCTTGGCCTATAGTTATATGCCAATTTCATGACTTCATCGTAATCAATATATCCGTTATGATCGACACCATACGTTACAGCATCATAAATCTTACCAGACATATTGACCGGTGCACCATGGGAAAGGTGTCCACCAGACGCAAGGTCCATTCCTAGAATTCTGTCACCAGGTCTCAGAAATGCTTGAAAGACAGCTGCATTTGCATTTGCACCAGAGTGAGGTTGAACATTGGCGTATTGACACCCATAAAGAGATTTGAGCTGTTCAATTGCGAAGGTCTCAATCTCATCCATATGATCACAGCCATTATAATAGCGACGACCAGGATATCCTTCTGCATATTTGTTTGTAAAGACAGAACCACACAATGCCATTACTTCGTCACTTGCAAAATTCTCGCTTGCAATCAATTCTACTGTTGTCTGTTGGCGTTTCAGTTCTCTTTGCCAGATGCGGTCAATTTCAGGGTGCAACAAAATATTTTCTCCTATTAGATTTTTTCGCCTGCTTCGAAGCCTCTAAATGTCTTGAATCTTGGAAACCGCAAAGAATACCCACCGTCTTGGTTTTGAGTAATCGCGTCACCTCTAACCTCTACCATATGACCAATAATAGAATCACGATTCTCCCAAAAATCATCCCTTTCGGCATCACTGAATCCACTGCCCACATTCACGCAGACCTGTCTACCGTCATCGATACCTTCACAGACGAGAGCACCAAGTCTCCCTTCATTTCTGCCAGTACCTTCCTCAACTTCTTTAATTTCTAATGTGACCTCGATGAATGGCTTTGCCTTCAACCAAGCACGACCACGACTACATTCATAGGGTGCGTCAATATCTTTAATCATAACACCTTCATAGCCACCTTCTACTGCTGCTTTATTCAGAGCAACAAATCGATCTTGACCTTCGGTGGTATCTAAGTCCACAACTTCGTAGTCTAATGCTTCTACGTGTTTCAATACATCTTTATTTTCATTTACCAATTTTTGTACGATGTCACTACGGAACGATTGGGGTTTATCCCAACCACCGGCCTGAAAATCTTCTAATGGTAGAATATCAAAAAGATGCAACACAGCATCGTCACTTTCTACGTTTTCTTTACGGTGTACCTGTTTCATTAAGTCTTGAAAATTTGCACTCATCACCTCGCCGTCCAAAACAAGAGGGTGGGGTGGTGGTTCATGTTTCCAAGCCTCACGAAGTTCATCACAAATGTGTTCAAAATTGTGAAATTGCTTACCGTTACGGCTAAACATTTCGATCTTATCATCCTGAACAATTGTTATAACACGAACACCGTCAAGTTTGACTTCTATCTGCTTGACTCCAACCATTCGTTTTTCGTTCTTTGCACTATCACTTGCAAGTGCACAGGTAAATCTTGGAACGGTTCCAGGTGCAACTTTATTTACAGTCTTTTCGCTTGCACCACATCGTAGATCCTTAATCAGAATTCGACGATACCAATCATTCCATTGTTCTTGTGTACTCTGTGCCATTGCAACAAGAATTGCATCTCGAGCCGCATGTCCGGTGAGAGACCTATCACTCAAAGAATTAGCCAAAGATAAGAAATCTTCCCAATCGAGGCCTTCGCCCGTAGGGTCTTTCTTTATCGGTACTTGCTTTACACCGAATGTAACCAAAGGATCTAGTGCCATTCTCAGGCCATCAAAAAACTCTGGATGACCTTCTTCATAAGCGGTACGAATAATATCCTCTTTATATAGACGGCTGTTGTCTAATTCCAATTGACGAATGATGTGATCAGGTTGCATCAGCAAAACCAAACTCCTTCATAATATAATGACTTTGAACTTCTTTAAAAAAATCACGGTAATCACCGATATATTTATCGTCCCACCAGATGTGTGGGATCTTTTGCATATCGACGTTTTCTGAACGAAGAAGACGATAGTTTTTCGAATATGTGATATCACGATATTCGTATTTTAAACCATACTTCTTAGCAAGGGCAACAGAGTCGTGGCAGAAACCACATTGAGGTGTACCATAAATTACTATCATGGCTTCTTAGTTGAATCTTCCCATTCTCGTGCAAATTTGATTTTCTGCTCTTCCGACCATTCGACCAAATAATTATTATCTTCATCAAATGTCTCTAGCATCTGAGGCTCATCAATAATTGCTACATCGATGATAGTTTCACCTAACCATTTTTGAGAGAACTCTTTGACCTCTTCGCAGGTTACAGAATCTTCCATCCACTGTTTTGCCAGTGTTTCATCAAGTTCTTTTTCTTCGTTCATGGCCTGTAAGGCCTCTGCGGGAATGAGATAGCGCTGTCTGAAAGAAGATACACAGGTTGCCAGTACGTATTTACCTTCAAGCTCTTTTTTCATAATATAGCTCCATGGTTAAAAAATCATTATATCAGATAAAAAGTGTGTTGTCAACACAAATTTATAAAAACATTAATCCTATACAGAAACCAATGTTTAAGCCTATAGAACACACCAGTACGAAATCTTTGGTAAAACTGGGTGGTTCAAACGTTATTATTTCCGGTTCTACTATTCTGTAGTCGCGTTTCCTTTTCATTTGATTTAATAAGCACTCGTGTTCGTGGATCTGATCCAAAGTCTCGAGCATAGACGGTTTTACCTTTATCTGGGCTCTCGTAAATCTTTGGTACGTTGTTGCCTTTCATATCAAACTCCTCATCAAGTGTTTTTTGCATTATCAAGAATTTTACCCCATATGTATTCGGCCTCTGGAAATTCGACCATCTCATCGACTTGCATATCAATATAGTCTAATTCGTCTAATGCAGCTGTCGTGACTTCGAGTTTCCACATATCATGGATTGCTCTTACAAATGCAGCATTATTGAATGCCTGAGGCCCGAACTCTTTGAGAAAGTCCTCAAGCCGACTATATTCTTGTCTATCCTTTTTCTGGGGCATTTTTTATTTCTCCTTTCAACCAACCGATACGCTTACCGAGGTGTACTCGTCTGTCATATTCTTCTATAGAGCCTGGGTATCTCCAAGCCCAAACTAGCCAGAAGAGCATGAATAAACCAATGCTAACGGTAGCAATGGGTTTCAATTGGAGATAGAGAATCCAAACAAAACTAATCGTACAACATACAAGCATAACATACTTTGCTTTTGTTGGATAGACCCTCTTATTCGTCCAATTCTGCACATATGGTCCAAAGGTTGGGTGTTCCCACACCCACTTTTCTAATCTAGGTGAACTCTTACTGAAACACCACAATGCTAGAAGAAGGAATGATGTTGTAGGAATGCCAGGTACAATTGCTCCGATGTAAGCCATACCTACTGATGCCAATCCCCCTGCTCTCCACAAATTTCTACGAATGTTCATCAAATACTTTCCTCAATGCTGTTACCAAATCATGCATCATACCGTCATCATGTAATGGTGTTGGTGTTATTCTTAATCGTTCTGTACCCACATCTACCGTGGGATAATTAATTGGTTGAATGTATAAACTATATTTATCTAGTAGTTCATCGCTTATGACCTTACATTTTTTAGCATCACCGACCATGACTGGTACAATGTGAGTACAGGCTGCATCATGTACCATGAGACCAGCGTCAAGTATCATCTGCTTGAGTGTGGTTGCTCGCTCTTGATGTTTCTCCCTTAACTCATTATGATCTTTTAAGTAGCGTATTGATGCGATGGCTCCTGCACACACGACAGGTGATGTTGATGTGGTGAAGATGAAGCCGGATGCGATTGATCGAATTGCATCAAGAACAATACTATCACCAGCAATGTAACCACCGTGACAACCAAACGCTTTTCCAAGTGTTCCATTGATTATATCTACCCTCTTTTCTCCTATTTTCTCACAGTATCCTGCCCCGGTATTACCGTACAGTCCTACTGCGTGTACCTCATCGATATATGTAATTGCACCATATTTTTCTGCAAGATCACATATTTCTTTAATTGGGGCTACATCCCCGTCCATACTATAAACACTTTCAAATACAATACAAGGTGTTTGGCCATCCAGTTGAGATGTTTGTAGTGCCAATTCTAGTTCTGCCATATCATTGTGTTGCCAAATCTGCTTCGAAGCACCACTGTGTCGAATGCCTTGAATCATACTAGCATGATTCTTCGAATCACTGAGATATATCAAATTTGGTATGATTTGGGCTAGAGCTACCAGAGACCATTCATTTGCAACATATGCAGAAGTGAATAGAACAGCGCTCTCTTTCTGGTGTAAAAGCGCCAGCTCTTTCTCTAGTGTTACGTGGAAATGAGATGTGCCACCAATGTTTCGTGTACCACCCGATCCAGCACCTGTCTTATCAAGGGCTGTGTGCATCGCATCAATTACAAATTGATTTTGACCCATATTGAGGTAATCATTCGAACACCAATTTACTATATTCTTAGGTGCGTATTTTCCGTACCATGTGGCTCTTGGAAATTCACCTCGTGTTCTTACGATGTCGTTGAAAATTCTATATTTACCTTGATCCTTTAGATCGGTAATTACCTTCTCAAACGCCGTCTTGTTTATCATCAACCTTGTCCCAAATATTATCGGCTGTGAACCGATATGCTCCAATACATTTGTATCGAGTCCAGTTGTCAATTAAACTCAAAAGATACTCGTTTTCTGTCTCATACAAATAATATATATGGCCAACCTTTGGTACAAAATTATACCGAGCACGATAAACCATCTCAGTTTGTTGGGCCAACTCTACCAACTCTTCGTATTCACGATTTAGTTGATTCAGTCTCTCTTCGAAATATTTACTAGCATTTAGACCACGTTCACTTCGAAAGAGGTCAGTGTCCGGTAATTGAATGGCCGGAGCACTGACATTCGACCCATAAGGTAAAAGACCTGGAGCACTAGGCAGCGTATGCTTCATCCCAGCTACCCGACAGACCTGCCACTTCATATTCAGTTACACGATTCTCAAAGAAGTTGGTATGGTCTGCTCCATTCAGAACCCATTCCAACCAGGGAAGTGGATTGTCTTTGACTCGGAAATTTGGTTTCATACCAAGTTGAATCAAACGACGGTCGGTAATATATCGAATATACTGCTTGACTTCTGATTTCTCGAGCCCCTCAATCTCACCCATCTTATATGCAAGATCGATGAACTTGTCTTCAAGCTTTACGATCTGACGAGACATTTCATAAATCTCTGCCTTGAATTCATCGTCTACAATACGAGGATGTTCTTGGCAGAACACCTTAAACAGTTTGGAATTGCCTTCTACATGCATGCTCTCATCACGAATCGACCATTCTACAACCTTACCCATGCCTTTCATCTTACCGAACCGTTGGAAATTCAACAGCATCACGAAAGATGCAAAGAGGGCAACACCTTCATTGAATACAGATTTGGCAAGTGCCTGACCGAGTCCTCTCATTGTATTTACGTCCGACTCCATCATGTATTCAATCTTGTCGGCCATCTCTTTGTATTCAAGGAATGCGTGATATTCTTCAGCAGACAGACCAAGGGTCTCATTCAGTAGAGCATATGCACGTTGGTGAATACCTTCTCGTGCAGCAAAGGAAGATAGCATGTTACGGACTTCGTTGTTCTTAAACTTAGGAATGAACTGATCAAAATAATTCTGTCCTACAGCAACATCTGACTGAGTAAACAGTCTCAGGATATTCGTGATATATTCTTTTTCTACCGGAGTAATCTTGCCACCTTTCCAATCGGACACATCTTCAGATAGATCGAGCTCATCTTCAATCCAGTGTGCCTTCTCATGTCTAGTTGTGATATCGATTGCCCATGGATAATGAAAAGGCTTATAAGTTTCAGAGAATTCGAGTAGACCACCAGAAGACTTTTTAATCAAGGTATCTGCGATTGCCATTAGATCATTATAGGTACCAATGTGCTTATCATCGATAAAGATTTGAGGTACGGATCTTACGTTTGGATACTTTTGGTAAAACGACATGCGTTGCTCTTCATCATCGAGTTTGATCTCGGTAAATGTATAATCATGCTGCCGGAACCATGCCTTTGCTTTTTCACAAAAAGGGCAGAAAGACTTAGAGTAAATTACTACTTGCATTGGGGGATTTCCTCTTTATTGAGATAATTTAAAATTTGTTTGCGAATGGTGCTTTTCGTCCTGCTGGACTCTATACACCATGTCGTATAGTCTTGCATCGGGTTTCAGGTCATAATAATCAATTGCAAGTTTCGGTGCGGGTGTATTATCTATCTCGCCATGAGATATCATTTTCAAATAGCTCTCATAACTACGTACTGCTTCTTCTTCGAAATAATGTACCATGAGATGTGCCGTCTTAGGGAAGAAGATATAAAACACAAGATAATAATGCCAGAATATAAACTGAGCAACGAGAATCAATGCTCTTTCAAACCAATTCGGCTGTGCGATCTCAATGAAGAACATGAGATGCATTCTTTCGTTCTCGGCCTCTGCCAAGAGTTCTCGTATTTGTGGACCATATCCAGTCTTTAATTTTCTAAGACTGCGCAGATGAATCCACATGCCGGCAACCATACCAGGTACTCCGGCAATTGTTTCTAATACTACTGCTCTGTGACCATACCTCTTTGCGAAGAATGTATCAGCAAAGAATCGAAACATCTTTGTCTGACCATAGGCAAAGAAATGGCTTATCCTTGACATGCAACGCACTCGTCTTGATTCTCTTCTTTACCGTTGGTAAAATTGACGGGTGCAACCAAAGAATCAAGTTTCTCTCTTTCCACCTTGGCAGATACGTTCTCAGCCTTATTAGATGTTTCGGTGCGAAGATAGTAGAGACCCTTACAACCCTGTTTCCAAGCCTCGAAATGAACCTTGTGTAGATATGATTTAGGAGCACCAGCTGGAAAGAAAACATTCAGAGATTGACCTTGACACAGATGAGTCTGACGATCACCAGCAAGTTTAACCAACCACAACTGGTCGAGTTCAATTGCTGTCTTAAATACTTCTTTTACATGGTCAGAAAGAAAATCAAGATGTTGGACCGAACCACCAGATGTAATGATCGAAGACCAAATTTCATCTGTGTTCTTACCGAGACGTTCTAGTTCTTTCTCTAGGTAGGGGTTCTTATTCAGGTGAGATCCAACACGAGTACGAGAGGTGAACGCATTTGCTTTCCAAGGTTCGATGCTGGGAGATGTATCTACGATCATAGAAGAATTAGCATTGGGTGCAATTGCTAGCATGTGAGCATTCCGGCGACCAGTACCTTTCATATCTGGTGCTTCACCCTTCTTCTTACCCATATCCAGCGTGGCCTTAACGGCTCTTTCCTTTATCAAAGAGAAAATTTCTTCATTCTTTTCTATTGCTGCATCACTGCCAAAAGGAATCATGTGTTTTTGGAAATAAGAGTGCAGGCCCATTGCTCCAAGACCGAGAGATCTTTCACGTTCTGCACTATATCGAGCACGAGAAATTTCGTCTCCAGCATGATCGATAAAGAACTGTAATACATTATCGAGGTAGATAATTAGATCTTCAATCATGGTGGTATCTTTCCAGTCATCGTATTTTTCTACATTCACGGATGACAGACAGCATACAGCAGTACGTTCTTCGTTGGTGACAAGATGAATTTCATTACACAAATTCGAACCACGAATTTTCAGGCCCATATCTTGTTGTGTTTGAGGAAGAGCACGATTTGCTGTATCAATGAAATTCAGATAAGGTTCACCTGTTCGATATCGAGTCTCCAATAGATGTTCCCACAATTTACGAGCCTTCATGGTATCTCTTACTGTACCGTCATCTGGATCAATTAGATCCCAATCCGCACCAGACTGAACTGCCTCCATAAACTTATCGGTGATATTTACGGCGTGATGTAGGTTCAAATTTTTACGATTTACATCTCCAGTAGGAATCCGCATATTCACGAACTCGATGATATCTGGATGATCACAGTCAATATACGCCGCATAAGAGCCCTTTCTTGTGCGTCCCTGGCGGTACGCTACCATATCCGCATCAACGGTATGTAAGAACGGCATCGGACCAGGAGCCTTTTTGGATACTGCTCTTACGTCAGACCAGTGGCCACCAACACCCCCACCTTTAACCGACAACCATCTCAGCTCTGCACTATGGTCGATCAACCCTTCTAGGGAATCGGGAACATATGTCAAGAAACACGAGATAGGTAATGCCTTTACTGGTTCACCCTTAACAGGTGCATTAGAAAGGACTGGAGAGGCAAACATGAACCAACCCTTAGAAACATAATCATAGATTCGTTGCGCTAACTTCAAATCACCATAAGAATATGCCACTGCAGCCCTTGCAAATGCTTGCTGGGGACTCTTCTCATCTTCACGACAATAATAATCCTTTAACAGTTTCGATGATTGCTCTGACAGTAACTTGTTTCTCTTGTTATCGATTTGGATTCCAAGGTGATCCATGATTGCTCCTTATTCGGTTACGTAATCTTTCGCAAGAGGAAAGATATGGTGAATTGCCGCGGCACAAGCACGCGCAAGTTCCATGTGTTCTTTTTGAGTACCATTTGCACTTCGGAGTTCAATATAGTGAATCCAAGAGCGAATGGTTCCATTGACATAAAGACGAGAGACAGTCAGTCCTTCAGGTAATACTGCCCGGGCTTGTTCTTTAGCGATACCATTATCGATAGCCCATTTATATAGTTCTTTAACCTTGTGAATGAGTTCCATCTGTCTCATGTTCCATTTTTCATACAGTCGAGGATCATTAGTAGCAATAGAATTCTGTCGATTCTTGGGGTCTTGTAATCTTGCCTCTCTAGTTACAAATTCCAAATCTTCAGTGGGGTCTGCATAACGTTGACTGAATTCTTGGAAACTAAAACTACGATGCCTTATTAGCTGTCTTGCAATATCTCTTGTAGTTTCTACCTCGAGACACGCACTAGCCATTTCAAATGGCGACCAGTGTTTGTGTTTTGCAAGATACTTTAAAAGCTTTTCACTTGTTTCAGTATTGTATTGATTTGCAGGGTTACTGACTCGAGCACAGAAAGCAATCAAGTCTTGTATATCGGATATCCCTTCAGAATCCATTAATCTAGTTGGTTGACTGTAACTAATCAACTTCACATTCATTATCTAAGTCCTTTTCCATTGTTGTAGTTTGAGTTTTGCCTCAAGGCCAGAGTATATATTCGACCTAATAATACTTCCAACATCCGTGCATCCATTGAGTATCATTTCATTAATATCCTTGCCTGGTACATCATGTGGCCAAATACAAATTTTATATCCCTGTTCAATGACCTTTTCCATGCGTTTGTGGATTTCTTTATTACGAGGTTCTGCATCGAATACAAATACGGCTTTCTCTTTCGCATTTTTTAGAGCTGAAGTGTTTCCGTCCGCTCCGGCCATAGCCACGGCGTTACGTAAGAAAAAGCTATCGATAGCACCTTCAACCACGTAGTACTGTCTACTAAAATCAACTGTGTCTAGGCCAAAGATCTTAGGTCGTTCATCAAACATAATTGTAAGATATCGGACCCCATTGGGATCAAAGCCTCGGGCAGATACACCGAAGACATTTTTGTCTTCATCGAAAAATGGTATCACCAATCGTGGTTCGTCTCTATCTACGTTTTCGAATTTATTTGGGATGATTGAGTTAATCCATCCTTTGAACTTGTTTACGTAATAGAGTCTGTAGTGCTGATTCGGAGGAATCTGCCTCTGGTTTATATATCTTTTGACTGGATGATTCCATTGGAGTTGACTGATTTTTTTGATGGTTTTTAGTGGATTATTTTTCTTGTTGAATTTTGGCTTTGCAGTCTTGAATTTATCATCTGGAGTAGTCGAGATTGAGTTGTTAGCTTTCTTGATGAACTTCTCAGCCACATAATCGTTATACATCATAGGGTCTTGGCCCTTAAGGAAGAACGAGAATGATTGACTTGCACCACAATTGTGGCAGTAATAAAGAAGGCTGTTATCTTTCTCTAGAAGCCAACCTCGGGCCTTAGACCGAGATTTTTGAGAGTCGCCGCAGATAGGGCAACGGAAATTGATCTTATAGGGATTGGTAGATCGAATCTTAAAGTTTTCCAACCGACCCGACAATAGTTGGGCGTATTGGATATCAACGAAATCAAGCATAATAAAGGGCCTAATAGGGTTTAGTCTATAAGGTTATTTTATCATGTTTGTTGGGGAATGTCAACCTATAATTGAAACAAAATGTTCAAGACCCAAAAATGCAACGGCACCACCCAAACCCATGAGGTAATACTTCCAATGCTCAAGTGATCGGAGCCGAGAACCGTGATCATCTAGTTTAGAAGAGAGCTCTATGGATAGTGCCTCTACCTTTTCTAAGATAGCTTCATCGTGCTTGAGTCTTTGCTTTGCATTATGTTCTGCAAGCTGTTTGTGGTCTCTACGAGAGGATTCTCTATACTCTTCTAGCTTCTTAGACATTTCTACGACACGGGCTTCATCTTCTTTACGATGTGTCTCAATTCTTTCTTCGAGGTCGTCGAGCTTCTCGGTTGCAATCTTAAGGACCTCTTCCTGTACAGCAGTCATTTTGGAAACGTCAATTAGTTTCTCCATGCTGCCTTCTACTTTGGAAAAGAAATTCTCAATTTGCTTGATATCTTTCTTAATAAGGGCAATATCAGTTTTTAAGTCTGATTCAGCCACCTTAAACTCCTCTTAGTTCAGTACCAAAATCATTTTGGTAACCTAGCTATTTATTTTGGAGTAAAACTGAATATTCTTAATTATAATACATTTAAGAGAAAATGTCAACAATTTTTCTAACCGTGTGCACTGGGTCGATTAGCAAAGTATATCATGAATTCTCTAGGAAGTGGGTTACCATATTGCTTGTTTATGATAAGATCGTCATTCCAGATAGACTGTTTGATGTGATGATTTTGAAATCTGACCTTACCTTCATCCCAATAAGGTTTGAAAAACTCATTACGGAACTTCATAAAATCTTCAGCACCAGTATCTGAGTGAGCACGATGAATCTCTAGTGCTATGAAGCTCACATTTTTCTGTATCCACTCAAGATTTTCTTTTGTCAGTATGTCGTATTCTCCACCTTCGCAGTCAATCTTCAGAAAATCGATGTGTTCAATTTCATAATACTCAATGAATTCTTTGAATGTGAGTTTCTGAAAGTCTTCAGCATCTTGGGGTTGGTAAATGTGATTTATGTGTTCTTTATTGTTCATGATAGCAGCATGAACAGGAACGACAGGTGATTGCTTTGCATTGATCACGTAATCGTCGACGTTTTTCATTGCCGTTCGTAACAGTGAACGATTGGGTTCAATCGAATAAACCTTGCTTGCACCAAGATCAAGAGCGTGCGCAGTAAACATTCCTATACAAGCTCCAACATCAACTACAACATCACCCGGCCGAACTTTATCCCACCAGTCGTAGTCCATAGAGTGAAAAAATTCATGGCGCATATTTGAAATATGATCCAGGCCAATATTACCTGTATCCATATTCTTATTGAGTGCCTTTCGATTTACGTGGGTCATAATAAAAAGTTTCCTATATTATTCTTTCTTTTCTTCATCAGGGGGAGGCGGGAGACATATTTCACCTCTAGCATTGCCCCAACCATCAGTGGGTAATCTACCACTTATATTCACATCAAAACAGGGGGTGGACGCGCATCCAGTGAGGAATACGAGAAGAATACAATATTTCATTTCTCTTCTTTGGCCGCAGCCTCTTCCTCTTTCGGCTTCTTGGTAGTCACCTCTTTATAATAGACAATGACTTCTCCCAATTCACGAATATATCGTCTGAGTTCTTGCACATTACCAGACATTAATTCATAATCTTTTACCGTAGAGGCTACAAAAAGAATATCACCACCAGTGGCGACCTTGATATCATCGATGAATTTATCTAGGTAGGTGTATCCTTCTGGCTGATTTGGATTTTCTTTCTCTTCCTGAGAGCAGGCCTTCGGTCTTCTCAGTTGAGGTTCACCATCATCCTTGAGCAGAGGCTCTCCGTTATCATCCAGACGAGGAACCTGTTTACAAGGGTTGGGGACAAACGCCTCAGAAACGACGTACCACGTTGGGCTTTGGAGGTTGATGGGTCGGGGCATCGTGGGTTGGATGATTTCAATCTCCACTGGTTTGCTTACAACTTGTATTACCTTTTCTGGTTCAGCACCAAAACCCCATTTACCAAGTATCGAACAACCACTAATTAGACTGGCTGTCGTTAAGAGCAGCAATACCCTTGCTATCATTCTCAATCTCCTCAAAAATCTTCTTAGTGCCGTTATTCATACGATTCGCAACCAATCCAGGTTTCATCAATGCCAGTTTATCAAGATTATGGCGTTGAAAGATAGCCATATAACGGTCTTTCTCTGCATTGATTTCTGAATTACGTTGCTGTAGATTGGTAAGGGCAGCTGCCTGTTGCTCGAAAGATTCTTTCATTGCAGTCATTGCAGCCTGCTGTTCTTCTATTGCCCCTTCGAGTTTCGATACATTGCCTTTTAGAATGGCGTTATTTGCTTCTAGGATTTGGTTCTGTTGATAAAACCAACCAGCGGCTCCACCCAAAGCAATTATAATTACAAAGAAAATTTGATACATTATTCTTCCTCAATACGGTAATTCAGGCCAGCATTTGCCTTAAAATTAACAGCCTTTTTGTCAGCCGTGATAAAATTAAGTTCTTTCCATGTTTGTTTGGTGATTACTGGAACATTCTCATACACGACATCATCTGAATTGCCAAATTTAGAATCATAAGATACAGTGATCTTATAGGTGGGCTTAGTTGTCCACCACTTCCAAACCCAGCCAATCGCTTTGAACGGGGCAGTAACGATAGTTACAAACCCCGTCCAAATGGCCTTAAAGGCCTGTATTACCTTTTGCTTCAAATTAGACATAACGATAAGATGAATTACTTCTTAGACTTTTTAGACTCTTCTTTCTCGTCTTCGTCTTCGTCGTCATCAGACTCGTCTTCGGCTTCAGCCTCTTCCTCGTCCTCATCTTCCTCTTCTTCATCTTCCATTTCTTTCTTCATCTTCGCCTTGTACTTCTCTTCAAGAGCAGCAGCAATACGAGTAGCAACTTCCTCTTCGAAAGCCTCTTTCATTTGAACTGGATTCTCATTGAGAGCCTCAGAAACAATCTTCTTAACTGACATGATTTTCTCCTTTAAATTAAATTTAGTTTATTATTTATAACGCTTCTAATCTTGCCATCAGACGCTCGGCTCTGTTGCCGACCTGACGATACCAAATGCTGTCTCGACCTTCAGGTGCGGCACCTTTCCAATCATGCTCTCGCAGTTTGGTGTTGAAATTATTAAACTTGCTCAAACGTGGTCGTCCAAGATTGAACAACATGTTGACCAAGACCTCTTGTACTTCGCCGGGGAATCCTTCCCAGTCATCTCCGTATAGAGTAACACATTCATCAATTGCGGTGTCAAGGTCACGTTCAAAGCACTCTCGTACTCTTTCTTCAGAGACAGGAGTTCCAACTTCTTGTCCATGTTCTGGGTCGGACTCGAGTACCAAGTGGCCCACTCCGAAAGTAGCATATCCAAGGTGATCTTCGTAGATTTCATATACTACGCCCTCGTCAATCTTTAATTGTTCGAATACTGCTTCTCTATTCATTTATCTTCCTCTGAAAATTTCTTAAAGGACTGCATTGCCTTTTTCTTGTATTTTTTCTGAGCAGATTTGGACATATGAGTGCCGTCCATACCTGCAATTGATCCACCACCTACATTATTTGCAGGTGCATCTTCAGTTTTAGGTACGCAATTAGGAACCTCTTTACCGTTCTTCTTTTTCATACCTACTTGTTTGTGTGTGTCCCAGCACGGATCGCTATCATTTTCTTTGATATAATCATTATACCAAACAATGAATTCTTCCGAAGCCTCTTCTAGTCTCTCGTCAGAATAACTCTCATTCAACATATTTTCGTTTGAAAATGATTTATATTCTTTGATTAACCAGAGAGCAGCTGCATAAGTTCCAAGACGCGAAGATCCACCTGGCACCTTGGCCAAGAGCTTCTTAATGTTCAGGATCATCTGATCAAATACTCCGAACGCCTGTCGTTGGGCCTTCTTTGTAAATTTCTTTCTTTTGATCAGCACATTTCCTTTGTCGTCGATAATTCCTTGTTCGAAAGCTGGCCACTTATCGAAAGGAGTTACCAGTTTTCGAATGAATTGAAAGACTAGAAATAAATCTACGACCATCTTAGATCCTTATCAATGTATCCAGTATACCTTGGTCGGATACAATGCTGTCTGTGTGTATTTGTAAATCTTCATACATCACGATACTCGGCATATAATTCAGGTAGACCACGAATGGCTTTAAATACTCATGAAATTCTTGGAGCTTCATGAAAAGCATATTCGTGGCACTAGAACCAAAAACATTGTATAAGACAATTAAATGATTCAGAATCAACCTTTCCTTTAATTCATTTTCGTATCTATATCGGCCAAAAAGTTTTCTGAGGTATTGAAATCGTTTCAAATCCTCTTCAAACTCTGACATCTCAGTACACTGAGGATTGTCATAGTGCTTCATAGCATACAGCAGAAAGGTTGATTCTGTCAAATTCATAATGAAGAAAAATTAGGTTTAATCAGCAACAACAGCGTCGTCAGTGATTCCTGTCACACCAAGGTCACCAGCTTCAGCAGGAGTAACTTTGAATACACAAAGTGGCTCTGCCTTGTGGCGAACGTTGTTGTTCTGGTCTGTATAAGTGTGATACAGATTCCATCCTGGTGTTCCGAGTCCTTTTGCACGGTTAGATGCAACTCGGGCTTCGTCTACGTCGACCAACACTGCATTATCAATGTCATTGGACTTATTAGTATTATTGGCATCATCTTCCAGCCACTTTGGAGCACCTGCAAGATTATCCGTTTTTGCCCATAGTGCCATTGTTATTCTCCTTTATGTACTTGGGTTTGGTTTACTACTTATTATTCTTTTGCCGCAGCCTTAGGCTTACGACCACCCGTTGCTGCCTTTTTCTTTGGAGCCGCAGGCTTCTTCTTCGGTGCAGCCTTTTTCTTTGGTGCAGCCTTCTTCTTCGGTGCCGGAGCAGGCTCAGGTGCAGGCTCTGGCTCGGGGGTCTCTACCTTCATTGGTTGTTCACCAGAAGTAAGTTCCCACCATGTTTTCAACCACTTAAAAATCATAATATAACTCCTTAATACTTTTTACTTGCTCTCAGGTTTTTGCCCATTTTCTTGAGCTTACTAGCGCTCATTGGTTCACGATCATCGTCACCACAAGAGCTCTCTTCCAAATCAACGTCTTCGACATTGTATTCTTTACCAGCAAACATGAATTTTGCATCGCCCTTTTCTTTTGCTTTCTTGGCAGCATACATGAATTGCTTTTTATCTTCTTTCTTTATGGCCTTAGAGATCGCAGCTCTGCGCTTCTTCAGATATTTATCTGAATCATCCACATCACCATCATTATCGACGTCGTCGTCTTCCTTGCCAACAGCATCCAGCTTTGCTTCGTCCATCTCATGGTAGCCTTTGTCATCACAATGCCCACAGCCTTCACCATCACATTTAGGACACTTTACCTTTTCTTCATTAACTTCCATAGCTTCTAAAATTTTACTGGAATCAGATCCTAACAATTTTTTCAAATCAAATCTTAAATCTGCAATAGGGTCATCACCATAAGTACGATTAGTTGCAGTCTTTTTACTATAAGACGCCCTATCTTCGTCGTCCATGTCATCCCAATCATCTACAGTATGAAAAAGAGAATTTAAGACCTCATAGTAGTCTTTTTCCTTTTTAGTACCCTTAAATTGTTTTTCCATTTTTTTTAATTCATCATGGGCCTTTTTCCATGAACCTTTACTCTTAATAGAGCTTTTATTAATAATGGCCTCATCCAAATCGACATCCTCAAGAATGTTTTTGACCATAACATCAATTTTATCTTTGAAAGACATTTTAACTATCTCCGTAATATATTATTTTGTTTTATTTATCTCGTGATGTGATTCGAACAACCAGATTATCAGCACCTTTTAAGAGTCGATGGTATTCATTTGCCTTAATAAAAATTTGCATACCCGGTACTATTAGCCAAGGTAAACAATTTTCCCATTGGAATTGCCAGCCACCACCACTCAATACTTCTACATAACGGTCTTCATCATCTCTGTGCCATACATATTGAGAATCATCTTCAGCGACGCTAAATGTTCTAACGTCTCCTTCGTCAACATATGGGTTACCACCAGTAATTTCCACCGCCCTTTAGCCCCAATTCTTTTGCATATTTTGGAAGTCTACATGCCCAATACCCAGAAGACATTTTATCTGTTTTCTGGTCACAATTGTGTCGAGCAGCAAATGATGCCGCGGCACCTCTATCGTTAATCTTTGAAGTCAGACCACCCTTTTCGTCACCAAATTCTATTCTTTTTATGTTACCGGTATCTGGGTTCTTTACATAAACCACATATTTCTTTTTACCGTCACTGCGCTTTGGTGAATTCAACTCGGGTTCTTTCTCTTCCTGAAACTCGATCATAGGACGCTCAAGAGGAACCGTGACACCTTCATAGATGCCAAATTCTGTCTTCAGTCCAGAATGTTGACCGAATGATTTCATCTAAATTTCTTTGCCAGTTGGCCTACAGAAATAGTTTCAAAATCACCGAATTCGTTGGTGATCTTAAACTCAATGCTTCTATTAGACGGTATCATTTCAATCTTGTAGTTCTTACCGTCCTTACCTTGGACCATGCCTTTCTTACCAATACTTGGTGCTTTTGCCTCGGTAAATTCTCCAAAACTTTTCATGTTTCCTTCCTATTCTTTTTCTGTTTAGCCAATATCTTCTTTTTGGTAGGTTCGTGTAGCATCATTGCTGGTTGAAAACCCCGACCATCTTTCAGATCTTTGAATTCTTTAAATTTCTTTACTTTGCTATGCGGTGTATCTTTCTTGAGCTTTTCAGTTG